GAGATGTTCAGATTGTATAAAGAAGGTTTTGATTGGAGAATCGTTCACTCCGACTTAGCTTTATTAAATAAGGACGAAGATAAATATTCAATCGTGATTAAAGAAAGAGAAATTTTAATGAGATACTTTGTTCCTGATAATGAATGTAAGCCAGAAGATAGAATGAGCACTACTGATATATGTATTGATATTGAGAACCTTACAAGGCAAAGAGTCAATCCAACTATATTAGGTCGTGAACTTGAGGATATGGGCTTTATAAAGGTATCTACAAGGCTTGGTTCAAAAGTTCAAAAACTGTGGTGTGTTGAAAAGATAAATAGATACGAAGCTATACCTCAGATTCCAATGCCTAAATTCGAGATAAAAACCAAAGATGATGCCGAACCAGAAGAACTTCCATTTTAATGATTTTAACATCAGTTTAACAAACCATTAACAAAATGTTAACAAATTGTGTCGTATATTTGATTATTAACCAAAAAATTAAGAATATGCAAGACAATCGTAAAGTAGTTGAACAGTCAAAAGCAGTCGCCTTCTTTTTAGGCGGTAATGCACTGTTTACGTTTCGTAATAAAGAAACAGATACAAGGTTTACTTATAAAGTTTTGGTAGACCACAAAGATAATACCCTTTACAGTGTGTCTGTTTTAAATGGCCCTGATAACACAGCCAACTACAGAAAATTCGGAACTATCAAAGTTGAAAACGGTATGCCGTTCTTTACAGCTTTAGGAGTACACGCATCAGAGAAACTGTATTGCCGTTGGTTTGACAGGATTTTACTTGATTTGGCTATAGGTCTTACTCTTCCAAAATTGGAGATATGGCATTGTGGTCGTTGTTGCAGATGTGGAAGATTGCTTACAGTTCCTCGTAGTGTTGATATGGGCATAGGTCCTGAGTGCGAAAATAAAGTTTCATTGATAAACTCTATGTTATGAACTTCAATTCAAAAGAATTCATAGATATTGAGTACATAATAGTCCTCAATGTTATTGAGTATTTATGCGCCATGTTAGACCCTATTGACTACAGGTATAATCCAGATTCTATATTTAACACCTATGGAATAAATGGACCTGAGCAGTACAAAGCATCAGAAATTAACCAGATACTATACAATTAAAACTATTAAAAATGAAAATCGAGCAAGTAATTAAGATGGTTGATGAGAATGTTAAAGTTTACTTTAAACCTCATGACAAGAGATACCCAATGATAGGTAAATTCGTTTACTTACAAGACGGTAAGCACCTTGAATCTAAGAAAATGATAAGGTTTATTCGTGAAGACCGTATTGAAGATTGGGATGGTACAAGTGTATATCCTACAAGTATATACGTTGTAACTGACTTTAAAATGATTGAGTCAAAAGGAAAATCTTATCTATGAGTTGGAAACCAAAATACAGTAAGCAGAGCCACAATGAGAAAACCTGTGGTTTACATGTAGTTGCAATGATTACTCATTTGCCATACGATTACATCAAGACTGTTTTACCAAAATTCAAAGGCACAAGCCCTCAAGACGTTTGTATGACGTTAGGTATTCTTGGTTATACAGCAGATTATAATTGGACAAAGTATCAAGGCCAACAGCTTCCAGACTTAGCAGTAGTTCATGTTAGGAATCATTGGTGTATATGGTTTAAAGGATATATATACTGCTCATGTGTTGGTATAGTTCCTTTCAAAGAGTATCGTTCAAGAATAAAACATTTTATTAAAGTAGAGATACCTAATGGCTAAGAAAAAATCAGCATCTCAGTTAGCTGCTGAGATGGCATATTTTAAGGAAAATAAGATACCATTTGAAGTAAAAGCTCAAAAACCTAATAAGGTTAGTAAAGCTACTATTGAGAAAGCTGTTAACTCTAGTGCTCAAAAGTATGGACTTGGTAACGATAAGGAAATGGAGATTTATATTCAAGGAATAAATAAAACTATGCAACAAGTACAATTCTTAGACGATAAAGAAGTTATTAAACAAATACTTCTGGAATATGAAATTGCGTTTGAAAGAATGAAGTGTATAGATAATTTAACCGAGATGATTGATTATCTTAGAGTTCAATGCTTACATCAAGGTATATGTTACTTTGCAAGAAATGTACTAGGATATAGAATAACAGATTCTTGGTGGATTGTAGATAACTCTCCATATAAGTATTGGTATTTAACTCCAGTACTTTGTACCACTATTTCAGAAGTTATTATGGTTACAAGTCGCAGGATAGAAAAACTTAAAGAAATATTAAACTCTTTACAATGAATGTTATATCAAGGTATAAACATTGGCTATCTAAAGTTTCAGAGCACTTTAGTTTATCTGAAGATACTATCCTTAATACAAGGAAAAGAAACGGATATGTTACACAGGCAAGAATTACGTTTTATACTCTTTGTTTAAGAGATAATATATGTCTTTACACTTTATCAAATACGTTAGATAAAGAAAGAACTACTATATATACAACTCTTAAACGTAGCAGAATAGATGTTAAACAACATGTTGAGACTATACTAAACTCATTACAATGAAACTTACTCTTACATATCAAGGATGGTCACAAAAGTATCATTACTTTTATTGTGAGAATTTTATGTCTATATATGGAGATGATGACTATGAATGTCATTATAAAGTTAGAGAAGATTTAGCTAATTTATGGACTTTTGGATATGATTATATTGAAGGTATAGACTTCTCTATTGAGGTTCAAATGAATAAAGAGCTTTTGGTAGTTCCTTATATAGACCCAAACCAACTTGAATTATTTGACCCAATAACTCAATAACATGAAGTTAATAACTAAAAAAGTTGACACTTTCAGGCCGAATCCTTATCCATGCTATATAAAGTATGAAAGGACAACGTATTATTTCTTGAGGATATTTAAGATTAAAACAATACTAAAAGTAATACCATGACCTTTGTTGTACTTACACATTATAATGAGACTTACACTTGGATGGTTAAGGCAACAAGTGAAAAGCACTGGGAGCTAGTTGATAAAGGTTGGGAAGAGTTTGCAAGTGGTTATTACTACGAAATGCGTGAACTTGACAGAAAGTTGAGTTGGCCTCACCTCAAGGATTGTATATGGTTGAGGCATATTAAGAATGGATTCTTAACTTATACGACAGATATTTGTTTATCTCGTATATTGGATATAGAACCTATGTGGCTTGAGAATTATGAATTTGTAACAGACATGACTTTAGATAAATTTTTAAATGAATACTAATGTAACCTAAAAATCAATATAAAAATGGACAACGAGAAATTAAACAGAGCAAATCATCTTGCTTGCGCAATCCTTGAGTTAAAAAGAGATATCAAAGTTATTGAAAACTGTCATGGTGTTGACTCTTTGAGATTCAATCATGGTCACGGTTCAATATCTGTTGACCACTCAGGAGTGAATTTTAAAGCATTGCAAAAGCAGGTTTTAGCTTCTCTAAACAAGAAGTTATTTGACATGGAAAAAGAATTTGCTAAACTGTAATGGTGCGACCAACAGCTTAGCCTGCAGCCCCGTAAGGCTGCTTTTAAATTTAAAGTTATGGCAAACTGGAATATTAAAGATTATGAAATAAACGACTGTGGTTTTCTTTATAAAAAAGAAGAAACTCTTGTTGTACAATATCACTGGGAAAATATTAAAACTGTATTATTTCAATCTTATAAAACAGTTCCAGTTGATTCTTCATTAGGATTCATTGTTGCAGTATTTAAAATAAAACCTAAACCATGAAAGAGTATAAAATATTTCTTTTACTTGCACTAATATGTTTAACAATCTTAATAATAAAAATACTCAATGACTTATAAAAACGTATTAGTCGAAATAGAAGAAACAGACGTTGACTTTATAAATCCTCTTATTGTCACATATAACTTTAGAGATGTTAAAGTCGGCTCTTGTTCATTAACCCTCAAGAAAGATGGCATTTACGCTACTATATTTCTACCTGTATTTTTAGGAGAAGGAATGTATCCATGTCTTTCTATATTGAAAGAGAAATCAGGTAAGAAATTTGTAGAATGTTTGTCACTTTGTACTTCACCAAACCAAGATAACAGAATAAAACAATTAACATGAAAGCAGTAATATTAAAGACAAGTAATGTCTTAATGTGTTTAACCGTAGAATCAATCTCTCCATCTGGTAATACAGCCAACTGTATTTTCGGAGCAGGGTTAAAAGTCCAAATAAAGTTTAATGGAGTCAAATGGTATATCTACAAAGCTGTAGACGGATACGGAATTGATGTTATTAAACTATATCAATTAGCAGAGATTACTCCATTGTATGAGAAACAACCTTCTCTTATCGGACTTGAAAGGATGGAGCATGACTTCAATTATTATAATAACATTAGTAAGCAATCTTCAGGTGATTTAAGAGGTTTTCTTTCCTCAATGGTAGAGCAGCTTAAATATGCTATTGAGGAACAATCTAATATTGAGCTAAATAAGATTGATAAATCAAATCCTGATAGAAGATATGAATATTAAAGGGAAATTATTTTTTAACTATAAATACAATAAAGATGAACAATCAAATTCCAAGAAGAAGCAGGCTTGACTTAAACACTCCTGCCGAATTAGCAATCCGCAACGCAATGACAGAAGTAGAAAAAGCCGGTGCTGCCATTCAACTAACAAATGCAATTATCAAACTTCAAGAAGCTTTTGATTTAGTTGCTGATTGGGAAGATAATAAAGACGAAAGTCCGATTTGATTTTCCTGGGGCGGTTTAGTGCCGCCCCTAATTTCCTTGTATTCACGGGGTGAAAGGATGGCGGTCAAACGGGTAGGCATTGCCTGTTGTTGCGACAAAATTATTACTAATGTTAAATAGAATTACTTATGACACTAACTGAATTAAAAGTATGGATGAAATGTTACAGAGATTACAAACTAACGGAAAGCGAATTTCTTGAAAAAGTTGAGCAGTATTCCTCAGCCAGCAATAACGGCAATTCTATTGTTAGCGGTTTCGTGCCGCCTGCTGAAATGTATAGTTTGTTAAGCCGAATTATTGGCAATAAAAGTGCAATGGAGCATATTTCAGATGAGTGGCAAAATGCTGTAAAATCTATTTTAGAACGTGTCGGTTAGCCTTGCAGGTAACGACTGCGCTTTATGCTGTGGCGAGCATGAAGCAACGAACTAAAAGTAGGTGTCCAGCCATAGCATAAAACGCTTTGTTGGGCGAAGGCGGGTAACCAGTAAGCATATTTATAATAAAAAAATTTTATGAACGCATTTGAAAAGTTAGAACAATTTGAAAACCAAAGCATCCAAACTATTGCTTACAATATGTGCAAGTGGTTTCTATTTGACCGGGTAAATGTCAACTATGAACCACGCCATAATGTTGAAAGCGGAATGTGGATTAATGTCAAAATTGAGATTAACAACAAAACCTATTACATAGATGGACAGCGAAACGATATTGTCCACCGCAGGTTAGTTGAATGGTTAAAGTCACACCTTTAAAAAGCAAGAGGGTAGCTTTCGCCGAAACAGAAACTACAATGACTGTGCAAAATATTAAAAAATGTAAGAAATATTGTAAACTTACAGAGAAGCGTTAAAACTACGTTTGTCAGCAGTGTGTTAATTCATTGATTTTCAACGTTTTAATTTTTGTAGTCGGATGCGTAAAAGTACGTGACTACATGTAATTGATTGATTTTCAGCTCTTTACATATTAAATGTAGTCAGTGCGTAAAAGTACGTGACTACATTGTAACATGTTGATTTTCAATGTCTTATAAGCGTTTTTTTTCAAAAGTAGTCGTGTAGTCACTTATTTGTCAAACATTATGCGGGAAAATTGACGATTTTTAAAATAAATACGCTATAGTATACTATAAACTAAGACAATAGTACTATTGTATCAGTATTATACTATACAAAACGTTTATATATTTATATATATTACGGTCAAATGTTTGCCGTTTATGTGACTACAAGTGACTACAACCCTTATAACAAATTGAAAATCAATGCGTTACAACGTTATCCACAATTTTTATCTGACTACATAAGTGACTACAAAAAATAAAAAACCGTTATAATTAGCTGAAAATCAATACGTTAGCGTGTAGTCACTTAGCCGACTACAAAAAAGTTATCCACATTATTTGGAATATTTGAAACTGTGCCGTATATTGCCAAGCATGAGTATATTCGTAACCGAAACCGACACTCCAAGAATAATTGCCAAGAAGATATACGATAGGTTATCTGTTGGCGAAAGCACTACTATTCATGGATGGATGATAAATGAAGTATCTCAGCAGCTAAGCCCAACAGGTGATTTGGTTTTAGAAGAGTTAAGATATTGGGATGAGGTTGACCATATAAGTGATGGTAAGAGAAAACAAAGAGTTTATAAGTATGAGCCAAACTCTATAGGAGGTCCTATTGCTCATAAGATATTTAAGTGGAATAAAGTATTCGTTGATAAAAAACCAAGAGTAACAATCTGGAGAATTCAATAACTATGGCTATAACACACGAACAGTTAATCGCAGCTTGTTTCCAGTGGCACTGGAATACATTTCCTGAAGAAAGACGTATGTTGTATGGAGTAAACAACAACGTAAGCGCAGGCTTATCTCCAGAACGTGCAAGAATAGAAGGTAATAAAAATAAAGCAAAAGGAGTTGTAGCGGGAGTTTTGGATTTATGTTATATCTGTAGCTTCCAAGTTTATTGGTTGGATGCTAAAGTTGGAAGAGATGTACTCTCTCATGAGCAACTTGATTTTATTGCAAAAGCTGAAGAACGTGGACACAGATGCTTTACGTTTTCTACCATTGAGGAATTTAAAAAAATAATACTCGAATGTCAAAAGAACTCTGGAAAATAGTAGGTAGCGGAGGTGTTACTGAATATAAGGATGCAGAAGAGCTATGGAAGAAAGCAGAGCAATACTTTGAGTGGTGCGACAATACACCAATCAAGAGTAAACGTACACTTCAGTCAGGGAAAGAGGCAGGAAAGAAGGTGGAACTGGAACATACAAGGCCCTACGCATTGAAAGGATTGTGCTTGTACTGTGGCATCAACGAGGCATGGCTAAAGGAGATATCTTCTCTTGGGGATAAAACAAACATTTGGTATCTGGTAATAGAGAAGATAATGTACGTTATCTATAACCAAAACGTTGAAGGTGCGTTTGTAGACATATTCAACCCTATAATGGTAACTAAAGTATTGGGAATGGATAAGCCAACTGAAGATGAGGGAAGAGTTACAAGGGTTGAGATTGTCGACTCGACATCTAACAAATTAGCTAATTCTGAGAATGAGATTTTGAAAAACCTAAATCAGGAAAAGGTACAAATCGTAAAAGACAAATCAGAAAATCTTCTTAGAGCAAATGCCGAAAATTCAAGTGGACATGGAGATTTGAAACCTGAGAGTGAAAATACTGTAGATGTATAGTTGGTATCACATGGTACTGTGTATAACATGGTACTATGTTTAATATGGTACTGTATATAAACAAATTGGTATTTTTACTATATACAAATATAGCGACTGCCAAATTGTCATAGTCACAATGATTTCACAATTTGCAAACTATTAACAATATATTAACTTAGTTTGGCATGATATCTGGCAGGGCAAAATATTTTCAAAATGTAGACAACTTTATACCGAAATATTTGGAAAATCCAAAAACTCACAGGACGCAATTAGCTGCCCAAATTTGGCAGATAATTTTTACCATACAATACCATTAACCGGAGGCAGAAGTGCCAAATTTGGGGAAATTGCGGTTTTTTGCGGTTTTTATATATGTTAACGTCATTAACAAAATTTTAACAAATTAAATTTGGTTAATTAGTAATACCGTCATATATTTGTATTGTCAATCGGGAAAGCCGATAATGTTCTTTGAAATGCAATTTTTTAACCGGCGAAGGGTAACACGTATAAAAACGTCCTTAGCCACAAATTAAAAAACAATGAAACAGACTTTTTTATTCCGCCTCTTCACAGCTATTATTGAAGCAGGCACAGGCGCAGTGGTTGAGCTTACAAGTGAAGTTTTGACCGAACTTAAAGCAAAACGCAAAACGGCATGGGCTGAAATGCTGAAGCATGAAGACCCGGATACAGCCGAAGCACTGGCAGCTAAGCAAGCCGTCTGGAAAATTGATGGCGAAATTGCAGCAGAAAAACAATCTTTGCAGAAGGCCGCAAATGATGCGAAGGTTGCAGAAAGTCGCAAATTACGTTTACAACTGAATGAAAACCAGTTTGTTGCTTACGATGCCCTGAAGGTTGTTTTGGCAGACAAAAAAGCCACTGAAGAGCAAAGGGCAGCAGCTCAAATGGCTTTTGACACTGCTAAAGAATTGGTTAACAATGAGTTGTTGAAATCCTTTGGAAAGACTGCAACGGTGAAAAAAGACGGTGAGGTGAGCAATGCCAAAACGTCAGAAACTAAAGCTGCCATACTGGCAGCTTATGAAGCAGGTCGCACTCATGCTGAAATTGAATCAGACGGTATTGCCCCACGTTCAACAGTTTGGCATGTAATTGACAAGGCTATTAAAGCCGGAGAAATTACAAAAAAGCACTAAGAGGCTGAAACTCAACACTTTACCCCGTACCTATTAAGGACGGGGTTTTGTGGTGAGCAATATTGCTCACATTAAGCTAAAGTATTAAGTATGAAACAGTTAACAATTTTAAACGGCTTTATCGTAATCCTTATTTTTGTCGCATGGGTGACTTTACTCTATTTTGCAGCAGCAGTATGAAGCCAACTAAGAAGCCTTTCGTACAGTACATAGTAGAATTACTATGTTGGCTATTACCTGCTGTAGTGTTTGCGCTAATTGCGTAAAAGTAAAAACCCGATTTTCGAAAACGTAAAATCGGGTTTTTTAGTATTTTTACTTTGATAAAAGATAAATATTCATAGGTAAAATGCTGAAAATCAAAGTGTTATTAGTTATTTGAAATTATGGGAGTGATAGTAGATATACTATTGTATTGCATGGTACATTGTATTACATAGCAGTAAATTTACTACATAGTAAATTTACTACATGGTATTACATGGTACACAATGAACCGGCAAAATTACAAAAGCCGGTTGATATATCCAAATTTATTTATCCACAGTATAGTAAAATTACTGTAGACAAATTTATTTGGATTGTTCCGGCTTTGTCGTATGTTTGCAAAATGGGAAACAAAAAAACCCATATTATATTATGCCAAGCAATTTAATGAGTAATGAAACAATGAAATTGGTTAAAAACCAAATGGACGCTACGTTAAATTTTAAAGATAGCGTTACACGTTTGAAAGAAGCTATGGAAAATATGTTGGATGCGTGGATTGAATGCGAAAACGTGGGTATTACACCGGAGACCGAATGCCCGTTTCCATTTGATCAACCTTTGGAGGTAATGATAACAATGGTATCATTTTATGAAAAAGAAATAAATGACGGCATTATGTTAAACAATTAGTATTTTTACTAAGTACTTTTACGCAGCAAAAAATTGCGTAAAAGTTTTTGCCACTTTGGTCTCCCTACAAATTTTTTCCCAATTTTCAAAATAAACGTACTATAGTTTTTGAGCAAAATTTAAAAATCGAGTTTAAAATAGGCTGCGGCCAAAATCTGAAATAAAATGTCTAGTAAATTCATTCCAAAGAAAAAACCTATTTCTCCGTATGGAGATGTAAGTAAGTATCCAGATTCACATTACACAATTCCTTTGTGGGTCAGGCTGTTCTGTTGGATTCTAATATCATTTTTTTAATAAGCCTCAAGGCGATAAGGTAACGAGCAACGAGGCATTAAACTAAAATTTATGAAAAAAACATTCAGGTCAAGCCAGAAAATTGTATTCAAGTATCGTTCAGCAAAGACAGGCCGATTTGTAACAGAGAAATTTGCGAAAAAGCATCCAAAGACTACTGTTAAAGAGAAAATAACTTGCTAAAAAGTTATTAACCAGTGTGGATAACCATATTTGGTGCTTTGGGTATTGTCTCGTATATTTGTGTTCCGGGTTAGTTAGTCGGTCTCCGGTACACTTCATCTACGAAGCCTGCGCAAGGAGGCCGGCTAACTAAAACGAAGATTTTTGAAAACATCTATAATATATCGTGAAACTTTAAGAGAGCTTCGATACGGTACAAGACGTATAAGGCATCAAGGAGGAATGGCAGCAGGTAAAACTGTAAACATTCTCGGTGCTATGGCTACGATGTGTGCAGAAGATATAAATCCTACCGTATCAACAGTTACATCAATGAGTATGCCTCACATGAAAGGTGGAGCATTACGAGATTTTGAGATGTATGTTTATGGAACTTTTAAAGGCGACATTAAAAAGTATCACAAAACAGACCATCTTTTCACTTTCAAATCTGGTTCGCTTTTAGAATTTAAAGTTTTTGAAAGTGAGTTCGCAGCAAGAGGTCCAAGAAGAAAAAGGCTCTTTATCAACGAGGCAAATAGGTTTGATTACATGACTTATTTCCAGTTAGATTCAAGAAGCGAACAAACTATTATAGATTACAACCCAACACTTCGATTTTGGGGACATGACCTTGAAAACGACCCTGACACAGTTTCTTTTTTCTCTGACCACAGGCACAACCCGTTTTTAACCGACCAGAAACATCGTGAGATAGAAGCTCTTTGTACGTTTGAATATAACGAGGATGGAACAATCAAGTTTAGAGAAGATGGACAACCAGTTGTTTTAAAAGGTAGTCTAGAGCTTTGGAAAGTTTACGCAAGAGGATTGACAGGTAATATCACAGGTATTATCTTTCCAAACTGGGAATGTATTGATGATGCTGACTTTCCGAAAGACAGAGAACAAGATTGGATTTTCAGTATTGACTTTGGTTATACAAACGACCCGACTGCGATTGTTAAGATTTGCAAAGTAGCAAACACTCTATTTATAAAAGAGCTTGCCTACGAAACAGCAATGTCTGAACATCATATAAGAAGTATACTTCTTGCAAATGGGTATAATTCAAATATGCCTTTGTACTGTGAACACGACCCTGATATGATTGCTGCATTGAGGAATTTAGGTATTTTGGCTATGCCGGCAAGAAAAGGACAAGGAAGTATAAATGCCGGAATAAAGTTAATAAATAGTTACGATGTAAAGTATCCTCACTCAAGCAAGAATTTACATACTGAAAGAGGATTGTACATTTGGGAAGTTGATGAAAAGCATATTGTAGATGGAAAGCCAAAAGTAACTAATATTCCAGTAGATAGAAATAATCACCTAATGGATGCGTGCAGATACGGTGTTTATACAAAGTTTTTAAGAACAGAGCTTAAATAACCTCAAAAATAAGAATTATGTCTAAAAAATTAAAAGAGCTTCTTGAGAAAATCAAGAAACTTAGCAAAGGCGGAGTTAATTCAGTTGCTGTTGAAGAGTTAAAAGCTCTTGCTGCAGAAGTTGAAAAAGAGAACGAAAAAGAAGATTAAAACAACAAAACCCGGAAGTTATGTTCGTTAAAAAGACAAAAGAAATTCCTTACAAAGATAGTAAGGAATTTCTTGATAAGCAGCAAAAAATTGACTATCTCCTTGTGTTGGTAAATCTAAACACATCATTTGGCGGAATTAAAACAAAAGATAGTTTAGTGGAAAAATGCCATGAGGAAATATCAAAAACAATAGACCAACTCAAATGAGCAGTCAACTTATTTTAGCTACCAAGAAATCTTTAGCTACCAGAAATGTTGATATGTCTGGAGCTAATAGTATCTTCGGCACTCTTGGTGGCGGAGCTTTTCCTATATTATCAAGAATGAATTTCATTCCGACAGATAATAATGGAAGCACTTTAAGCCTGACAGGTGAAGGTGATAGCATGAATCCTAGATGGATTGGTCTTGATAGTGTTATAATGAAATTTTGGGCATACATTTACTGCTCACCATTGGCATCTGTTATTGACCGTTTAGCAGAAGCAGACACAAACGGAATAGTTCAGTTTGTTGACGAAGATACAATGGTTCCTATAAAGAACATTAATAAAATTCCAAAGTTAGCAAGGATAAGAAAGTTATTTAAGAAACCAAATCCTTGGCAAACATGGGAAGAGTTCGATGGTGAACAAACAGTTCTTTGTAAAATATTTGGATATTGTCCAGTATTTGCTATCGGAAGTAGTTCTCTTGACAGGTCATTTACTAAAGCATTTGTAAATCTTAATCCTGTTATTTGCACTCCAATAGCAAATGATAGTTTTGATATTTTTAAAGAAGAATCACAGATAAAACACTGGGTTCTTTCTATTCGTGGAAAAACTTACGAAATCCCTTCAAAAGACATTTTGCTAATTAAAGACGGATTTATTAGCAAAGGTGATTCAGAGATGGGATTACCTGTTTCTAAAGTTCACGGAATGGACTTCTTCGTATCTAACATTTTAGCAGCTATGGAGGCTAACAATGTTATCCTGAAAAAGAAAGGTCCTTTAGGAGTTTTTTCATACGATGCTCCGAAAGATATAGCAGGATATATTCCGGCTACTCCAGAGCATAAAGATAGCTTGCAAGAGGACTTAGCAAGATATGGACTTACAATGGGTCAATTACAGTATGTAATTTCAAAAATGCCTATCAAGTGGAACGCTATGAGTTTTAACTTGAGGGATTTAATGACTAAAGAAATTATCCGTGACGGTATAGATGGAATATGCGATAGGTTTGGTTATCCTGCTGAACTTATGAGTGGAAAGAACGCAACTTACGAAAATCGTTCATCTTCAGAAAAATTTCTTTACCAGAACAACATAATACCTTACTCATTGAGGAAAATGACAAGGTACACTCAGTTCTTCGATTTGGATGGTGTGTTGATACAGAAAAGTTACAAACATTTACCTGTTTTACAAGAAGACATTGTAAAAGCAGGGGAAGCATACAGAGCAGAAAATGATGGATTGCAAGTTGAATGGGAGTCTGGAATGATTACATGGAATCAGTGGCAAATGAAAAAAGAAAGAGATGCAGTTCCAGGAATGGATATTTATTATCCAGATTATATAAAGAAGTATCCTTTAATGAATAAAAACAAGCAGCTACCTGCTGCTACAAAACCAAAAGATGGCAAAGACACTTCATCCAAAGATACTGGCGCTAAGAAATAAATTAGGCCATATCCCACTTCATGAGTTTAAACCTAACCGTAAAAAATACGGTTCTGTTAACATTGAATACAGGATGCCTAAAATCGAAGAAGAAAATCCTCGATTAATAAAGCAGTATTTCTGTATATGGTGTGTTCCTGACGATTATGGAACTCGTCCAGTTAAAGGTTGTTTTACAAAATCTCTAAATGAAAGAGGTCCAAATACGTCTGCGACAAATAAGATTATTGTACTAAATCAGCATATACAAAGAGAGCCTCTTTGTATTCCAAGATTATTAAAAGAAGATGAAATCGGTTTATATGGAGAATACATACCTGATGAAGGTATAGTTTCTAATGATGAATTAGTGATTCGTGTAAAGAATGGAACTATAAATCAGGGTTCTTACGGATTTAACTACGTTTGGGATAAAATGGAGTGGAACGAAAAAGACCAGTGTATTGACATGTTTGAGTGTGAACTTCATGAAGTGTCTCCTGTAACACTTGGTTCTCAAGGTGGAACGTTTGTTGTTCGTAATAAGAATACAGGAAGAATGGAAGACCAATTCTTGGAAGATGACACTGAAAGTTTAATACGTCAGGTTCCAAGAAAATTACAACTTGAATTAAGGCAATTAATAACTCGCCATATATCACTTGCACAGATGCAGCCGGTCAAGAAATCGAAAACCACTGCAAAAGGTAAGCCGGAGCAACGAGGAATTGATGTAGAAACAATTTTAGAACACTTAAATTTTTAACAAATGAAAAGAAGTTTTTTGGACTTTAATAAAGTCCATTATTTTCAGAAAAGAACTGGCTTTGCTCCGGAGTTAAGAACAAGGCACAACAAAGGTGCTCAGTTCCGTACTGGTGGTGGCGAAGGTGGTGAAGATGATGAGGATGATGAGGAGGAAGACCCATCAAAGAAAGAGAGCAAGATGCTTGCAAGAAGAATCAGCTCTATGGTAAAAAAGCAACTGGAAGGCCGTGCAACAAAGCAGGAAGTTGAAGCTATTGCAAACAAGTTGGTTTTCCTTACAAAAGGGAAAAATGATAAAGGTGAGGAGATTGATGCTCCTTTCCCAATCGAACAACTACGTGCAATGGCAGATGAAAAGACCGGAGTTATGGCCAAGATGGTTGAAATGGGAGTTGCTTTGCAGAAGTTTGAATCAGAGCAGGCAAATGCTCCAAAAGACATGAGCATCAGGTCTCAGGTTGCTGCATGGCAGGAAAAAAATAAGGAGACGCTGAAGAAAATTGCTGAAGGCCAAAAAATAGATGTTCCTGCAATGGAACTCCGTTTGGCAAGCCCAATGCTTGTTTCTACAGTAAATGCCGGTTCTTCTCCTTACATCGGAAGCACTCAGGTTGAGGCAGGTATTAATGACTTCATCAGGCTTCCAAATACGTTCTGGGATTTCCTTACAAAAGGAAGGACAAGTGCTGCTACCTATGTTTGGGTTAACAAAACAAACCCACTCGGAGCTGCTGCTTTCATAGGTCCAGGCGTTGCAAAACCAGGAGTTAGCTTTGAACTCGAAGCCGAGTCAAGCGTTGCAAAGAAAATTGCAGACAGCGCAAAAGCAGGTACTGAACTTTTGCAGGACATTGATGGAATGACAAGTTTCATCGAGCAGGAACTTCGTGAGCAGGTGATGATTAAGGTAAATGCAACCTTAATGTCACATGCAGGTTCTTCTACCATTCCAAAAGGTATTCAGAACTATTCTGTTGCTTACACTTTGACAACGATTAAGACAACAAACCCAACGTTTGTTGACTGCCTTCGTGCCATTGTTGGCCAGTTACGTTCTGGTGCTATCACAGGACCTATTGATATGTTTATAAACTCCATTGATGCTGCAAACATGGATATTGCAAAGGCTTCTGATTCAGGAGTATATTTGCTTCCTCCTTTTGTAACAGCAAATGGTATGCAGGTTGCCGGTGCAAGAATTCGTGAAGACAACAACGTTCCTGTTGGATACGTTCAGGCTGGATTCATGAGATTCTACCGTGTGCTTATTTATAAAGATTTCACAGTAACCTGGGGTTGGGAAAATGATGATTTCACCAAGAACCTTGTAACAGCAGTTGGTGAAATGCGTCTGCACCAGTTTGTGAACAGCATTTACGCAGATTCAGGTGTGTTCGTTTACGACTCATTTGAGAACGTAAAAACTGCTATCACAGAGGCTTAATAAGCCAAGCAGTTGTTTTTTGAGGAACTAAACAAAATTTAAAACGTCTAATCTAATAAAATAAGATGAAAAGACTAATTATCATTGCACTTGCCATTTTGCCTTTGGCAAGTGCAATAAACAAAAGTAATGCTCAGGGAGTAGCTTTTGCGAAAACAGCAAGTAATCCTACAGGGGCTATTACAAATGCTGCCATTGATACAGGTTCTTATGTATTCTCTAAAGGGTACTCAAGGGTTCTGTTTAATACAACATATACAAGAGCAACAGGAACTGCTGCAGGAACTTGTATATTGGAGTATAAAATAAATGCCTCTGATAATTACAAATCTGATGCAGGTGATACACTGTCACTTACAAACGTAGCAAGCCAGACTTTGTATTGGAACAAAACAGTTCCTGCAAGGTATTGGAGAATACGAACAGGCGGTGGAACTACTGTAACAGCAACAGTTGTAAACAGGGCGCAGGTAGTAAATTAATAATTCCAGAAAGATGCCTAATATAATAAATCAGTCATTCTTTGTAGAGCCAATAGAGCTTCCTAACTTAACCAATACGGCTATTTTAGAAAAACTCACTGCTCAAATAAATAAGTACGAACCTGAATGTCTTTTAAAGATATTAGGATACCCTTTGTACAAATTGTTCGGAGCAGAGTCATCTACAAGAATGACTGATTTGTTAAACGGGGCTGAGTATACAGATGGAATGGGTGAGCTTCAAAAGTGGAAAGGTTTAAAGCATGACACTGTAATTAGCCTTATAGCTAACTATATATACTTTCATGTTAAAGCTAATGAGGCATCTCATTCTTCTGGAGTTGGAACGGTTATAACAAAGCCTGCTGCAGGTATTAATATATCACCTGCTGAAAAAATGACTACAGCATGGAATTTTTTCTCGGAAGAGGTTTTTTCCATGACCTGTTTTTTGTGGTTGAAAAAAGATGATAATGGAGCAAGGGTTTATCCAGAGTTCACATATTATCAGTTTTTAGAAACAAGGAGAATATCAAGAAAGATTGACTCCATATTTTCTTTTTAATCATGCAAGTAGAAGAAGTTTTTACGGTTGATGTTCTATCCAGTGTAGTTTCAGCTATGCAAGTTGAAAAGACACCTGGAGTTTTTTGGAGCATCAATTTTGAACCTGGCCTTAATTTTCAAATTATAGAGGCTTTAAAGGTAAAAGACGGAACTAGTTACGCATCTTTAAAATATCCACTTGTAGCAGCAGTCATGCCAATTTCAGAGAGACCTAGTTCGGGCTTTTTGGAAGTTACAATCCCAAGAATTGTTTTTGCTTACTTTACAAAAACAGGTGGAAACGCAGAATTTGTAAAAGACAAATATAGTTCAGACGGAGTGTTAAAAACAATACTTCGACCATGTTTCAGAGAGTTTATGAATAGGCTTGCGTGGTCAACTTATACAAATATGGGAGACCCTAACGCTTATGAGTACACTTACAGAGAAGTTTTATCTCAGAGAGAAATCGCTGATGAATTACCAAACGACTTTGTAGAAATAATCGAAGTGACGAACTTAAAAATAACAATATTTCATCAAATTAAAACTTGTTAAACATGAGTGCAATAGTAAAAGCCTGCAATGTCAATAACACTCCCAAGAACACGGGTAAACAGTGTGACACTGCAATGGTAGCAACTGCTATGCTTATAGCAATGCAGAGAGGTATTGAGTTTGACGATACAGACCTTGAAGACCCTGTAGCGTGGCTCACTACCCTTATTCATCAGAAAAAAGCGTTTCCTTTGTTCGGTCAGCAGGCTCCTATTCGTGAAATCACGAATAACAAAGAGTCTGATTCAATCGTAACTATGGACGATGGTCTTCAGGTATTCCTTCGTTACGGTCTTTATAACAGGATGTTTGGAACTACATCAGGTGGACTTTGTTATGCAGAAGCATTGCAGAGCCTTCTGAACAGTGGCTACGATATTGTTGAGATTGACCAACAAGGACAAATGTTGGCAAGGAAGAATTCAAACGGAACTTACAGCCCGTTGATTACAGACTTCATGTATTCTCCTTCTCCAACATTGGCCGATTTCAAAAACACTCCTTACAAAAACCATTTTGCATACAGTTTTTCTCCGATTGAACTGGTGAATAATGGTATCATTTTTAAAGGAGCATCTGCTCTTTTATCAATGTCAGGATTGATTGAATCAAAGATTACAGAAGGCGTGCAGGCTGAAAGCACTACAAAAATTTATATCGGTGTAAAATCTGCATGTGCTGACGAAGACCTGATTGCAAAATTCGGAGCTCCTTTAGCAGTTGCCGGAAACTTCAGGATTGAAAATGTAGCTGCATTGGGTACTGCTGTAGTGCCTTCTGCAGTTGCAATCGCAAGCGGTGAGATTGAATTTACAGGAGTTTTTGGAACTGGTTTGACTTTCAGAATATGGGGAACATCTCCTGCAACATGGTTAGCTGCCGGTGTAGAAGGCTACGATGCAAGCGAAAACTATGTAGACATATCCATTCCATAGTCGTTGTTTTTTAATATTTGGGATAAGCAAGCCTGCCTGTTTTTACAGGCGGGCTTTGTGGGCGAAAAGAAGTTATGCCACTAGATAATGTAATGAAAAAGATTAAGGCTCTTCAATTTTTCGATATAGAGAAAGAGACTATTGATATTATCAATAAGAACGGCTATTACATAACTGCTTTATTGAGGACTCAGCTCCAACAAGGCAAAGATATGTTTGGTGAACCAGTTACAATATTTGGAAGAGATTTCTACGCTGATGCGACTATATTTGATAAAGAAAGGCATGGTGTTGGTCTTGGAAAACAGACTGAGTTTATAACAAACTATAATTCTGGAGCATTTTATATGTCTTTGAAAACTGTTGCAAACGGAAGGACATTTAAAACAGAAAGCGATGTTCCATACTTTAGTGAGATATTGAGAAGAAGTGGAGATAGAATAATGAAGCTAAACAATAAGAATTTGGGTGAGTTCAGGAACGAAATACTTATTCCACAATTAAGACAAAGGTTTAAAGAATTATCTTTATAATGGCATACGAAAATTACTTTATTAAAGATTTCATGGATGCTTGGTTTGACCAAAAGTATGAGGTTCTTAGCAAAGAGGATTTTCAAATAGTACATGCAGAGTATCTTGACACTTCTGGATTATTTTTATCAGAAGACTTTGAGAAAAAGAGTTATATAAATCACCTTAGCCAGAGGATTAATTATGTAAAAATTTTTGTAATGCTTCAAAGAGACTTTATTAAAGAGTTCGATATGCCTTTTGTAAGAGACTTTGAAAGATTGAAATTTGAATATGGTTATGTCTTAAAGTGGAAAGAAAATAAAGATGACTTTGAAAATCAACTTAAAAGAATTGAGTTAAGAGAAATCAAACACAACTCAATCCTTGAGGAAAAGATAAAAGAGCTTAATAACTCAAGAGCAAATAATCATAAAAAAGAGAAAGATGATGAGGATGATGTTTCTTTGAAAAAAAGCAGAATTTCCTTTATAAGGATGCTTAACTCTTTAGGAAAAATTGGTTACAATATTGACAAGCTAAAGACAACTGTTGAAGAGTTAGCTATAATGATTAAACAACAGACTGAAGAAGTTAGGGATTTAAAATCTAATCAATAATGGCAGGCGAACAAGATATAATTGGATTAGGTCTAAATATAGACTCTTTTAACGACCAGAAAATGGCTACGTTAAAGAAGTTTATAGATATATTTAACGACTTGTCTAAATTTGATGGAAAGATATTTAATCCAGTAATGGGTGACGGTCTTTCTACATTCAATACGTCTATTGCTCAAACAAGTAAGTTAATAGACCAAATGAACGCTAAACTTGCTGAGTTATCTAACATACAAAAAAATTCTTCTACATCGGCATCTCAAAATGCAAAGTCAAATACAGAGCTTGGGCTTGCAATGAAAGAGTATGAGAAAGCAAGTTCAGAAGCTGCAAAAACAAATGCTAAACTATCAGTATCTTCATCACAGCTATTAAAAGATAATGCTGCTCTTAAAGTTCAGCTTGCTGAGATAAAAAAGCAGTTGATGGATGAGGCTAAGGCTAATAACGATTCTTATAAGGCAAGGATGGCAGATATAGCTGCAAAAAAGCAAGCTACTAAACAACAGAGAGCAGATGCAGAGCAAGCTAAGAAAGCAGCAAGAGAGAAAGCTGAGTTAGAGAAGAAGGAATCAAGAGATGCTATTGCTGCTATCAAGGCTCAAAATAAAGCAATAAAAGAACAAGAAAAACAAGTAGAGTCTCTTGCAAATAAGCATCTTCAACTTAAAATTTTGTTGAAAAAACAAAGAGATGAGTACGTAAATAACTTCGTTAATTTTGGAGCTGAAGACCCAAAAACTGTTCGTTCACTCAAAGTAGCACAAGAGACTGCCGGAATAATGGATGGCATTAATGTTGACTTAAGGACAGCAGAAGGTAATGCAACTAGATTTGGTGCAGCTCTAACAAGAGGTTTTTCTGTATTAAGAAATATTGCTTACATATTGCCAGGTCTTGGTATAGCAGGTATATTTAATATAGCTTTTGATGTTATAGGTAAGGTTGTCTCTCAATTAGACATGTTTACAAGTAAACTTGAAAAACAAAGAGATTTAACATTACTTATAAATAAGTCTATAAAAGAGCAATTAGATATTTATGTTGAGATTGTTGAGAAGATGAAGAGTCTGAATCAACTTGATGAAAACAGCATAAGTAACCAGAAAAGAGCCCTTGATAATATGAAGTCAAGAGGGTTATCACAGGGAACTATTTTATCTGGAGATTTATCAGTTGCATCAAACGATGTTATAAAATCAACAGATAATGTAAATAAAGTATTTGGTGGTGAGGCTAATATTAAAAAAGACCTTGACGAAAGGCTTAATAAAGTAAAAATAATTCAATTTGAACTTGATAGGATAGGTCGTCAAGAGATACAAAACGCAAGAATAAGGGCAGGTTTAGCTGACAAAGAGAAAATGAAGGGCGAACCTTTAGGTTTGCAATTAATGACTCAAGGTCAGCTTGACAAGATGAAAGAATCTTTAAACGCTGAACTTGCTATAAAAAATAAAACATACGAAGTAGCTTTAGGAATAGCTAATAAGTATTATACTTCTATAGCTGAAAAGGAAAAAGTTTTGGCAGAAATTCAGAAGTATAACTCTGACCAACAGAGAAAACTGTTTGTAGAGACTTCTAAAGATAATATATCTGTTGAACAGAATAAGAATCAAATAATACTTTCTGACATAAGGACAACGCATCAAGAAAGATTAAATATTCTTAAAAAGGAAAAAGATAATACTTTACTTCAAAATTATTACGAGAGAGTAAATATTACAGGAACTGACAAGAATCCAAATGCTCAATATTCTCCAGAAACTACTGAATATAAAGTAGCTATAAACAAACAGGCTACTGATAATAAAAAAGCTAACGATAAGTACAATGCAGAAGTTTTAAAAGCTAATATAGACTTTTTCCAAAGTCAGCTTAAAGCAAAAATTGAGATTCAAAAGAATGAGGTCGAGGTATCTGCAATAAACAATGAGAGAATAGAGCAGAATGAAAATGCATCTTTAAAAGATAGGTTAGAAGCATATACTAGGTATATTTTAGAGAAAGGTAAATTAGAGGACCTTGAATATGAGTTAGCTTCAAATGCAGGTAAATCTTTTGAAGGAGATACAAAATCTTCTTTAACAAAAGAGGAGATTGATAAACTTGATTCAGACAGAGACAAAGCTAAACTTATACAAAGAGCTGATACTGAAAATAAAATATATTCAATAGTATATTCTTCTCTTCAAAAGAGATTGAAAGCTGTTATTGATATAGGTGAGATTGAAGGAGCTTTTAATAATCAGAAACTTATTGAGGAGTTAGAAAAAAATAACGAAAAGTATAAGAAAAAAGAACAATCTTTCTTCAGATATATTGAAAATCGTAAAAAGATTTTAGAGGTTGACGAAAGAGAAACTTTAGAAAAAGAAATCGAAGATGATGAAAGGCAACGTAAAAGGCTTTCTAATTTAAGAGATGAAACTCTTTATAATTTAAAGGTTTTTGAAAGACAACTTAAACTTGCTAAAGAAGCTCCTGATTCCGAAGATAAGAAATATAATGTAGATACAGCTCAAGGTAAAGTTACTGGAGCTACAAAAGCACTTCTTGACGTTGACAAGCAGATAGCGGAAAACGACAGAAGACAGCAATCTAATAAATTAAGGAAAGCGAAGATTCCTTATGACGATGATAACAAATTAAGGAATCAGTGGATTGATGCTGCAATAGCAATAGAAAAAGAGTTGTTAGATGCAACAACTGAAATAGCTAATAGGATTTATGAAAATAAAGTAAATCTTATAGAGAGGCAGAAAGATTTAATGAATCAGCAGTATGAAAGTGAGATAGCTGCTATTGAAAAATCTTCTTTAAAAGCAAAAGAAAAAGCTGCTTTAGATATTCAGTTAAATCAGGAAAAGATTGAGAATGAGAGATATGCTTCTGAACAGCAAAGAAGATTGAAAATACAAGAAGCTGAGTTTAATAAGAAGTTAGCTATTACAGATGCAACTATTAATTTAGCTGCAACTATAATAAAAGACGGTATAACAACTCCAAAGGCAATAGCAAATGCAATAATAGGTGGAATAAGACTTGCAGCAATAATAGCAACTCCTATACCATCTTTTGCAGAAGGTACAGGCCCTGAAGGTTTGGAAAGAGGAATGTTTGTAAGACACTCAGAAGAAGGTCCTGAATTTATTAAGAAGCCTGGAGAAAGCGCATATTTATCATTAAGAGAAACTATACAATATTTACCAAAAGGAACTCAAATTATTCCTACAACATCAGAATCTCCTGTGTTTGATAACAGGACTCCAGATGAAAGTTGGGAGCAAACAAGGTTCTTGGCTAAATATATAGCAAAGAGCAATAAAAAAGAAATCAAGAATGTTTTCAAACCTACCATAGTAGTTGACATGGGTTTTGAAAACAGGAAAAGACAAATACTAGGAAACTGATGAATCGTAACCAAAAATCTGTTTATTGTTTTATCTACGATGATGCCAAAAGGTTTTATCGTGGAACTCAGATGCCTAATGGTAGTTGGAGTATTACGTCAAATTCACAAATGTTTCCTTTGAGGAATAACCCAATGAACTTAATAGATACGCCTGTTGAGTTCGGTACTAATAAGGGTTATTTCTCAATGAATAGAAGTATTAACTATCCATTAGAGTTTACATTTGATGGAGCTGCAATACTTAATTATAAGTATACTACTGGTAAAGGTGCTAATGAAAATCTTTACTTTGCAATGTTTGAATTTGATAGTTCAGATGGAATATATAAACTTTCATATAATGGAAGGTTTGACTTTCAGCAAAAAAGAATGAATGAAAAACTTGCAACGTTTACAGTTCCAGTAGTTGATGATTCTGGATGGGGAATATTATCTCAAAATGATGATGTTGAGTATGCAATAGATTGCTCTGCAAGTAATCCAAAAACAATAAAGGTACTTTTTGACAACTTTACATTAAAGAATAGATACACATATCAGACTGTTCAAGCTCCAATAACTAGGGTTGGATTAGAAAACTCTTTTTTAATTCCGTTTCCTCTTGTAAATCAAGATGGTGATAGTTTTGGACTTGTTTCAAAAGGTCAATCTTTCGATGCAACAGCAAATCAGTCTGTTTCAGGTCCTATATTAAGTAATGACTATGTTAAAACATCTTTAGGTCATTTCTTATATTCATATTATGATATTGAAGATGTTAACTTTCAAGGTTCTTTTCAGTTCACATGGAGCATAGAGAATTCTGCACAGAGTCCAATATACATATTTTTTAGAACTTCAAAAGGTCAATCACAAATAATATTCCAGTTAACAAGCGGCTATCTTATTACTGGACATACTTATGTAATTCCTTTTGATTTTACATGGGACTTAGAAGCCGGAGAGAAAGTTTTCTTCATGACTCAAATGAACGCAGCAGCCTTAAACGATTTCACAATAACTCCAATAGTAACTAATATATTTGTTTCAACTTTGACAAAAGTTGACTCTAATATATATTTAGGATTACGTCCATTAGACCTACTGCAAGAAATAGTTAAAAAGGCAACATTTGAAAGGTACAGCATAGGCTCTGATTTCTTTGGGGTAAATAACAAAACTGTATTAATACCCGGAGAGCAATTTCGTGGAAACCCTGACTCTAAAATATATACATCTTTCAAAGACTTTTTTGAAACTTTTAGCGCACTTTTCTTTATGGGATTAAGGGTAGTTAACGGAAGTTTATTCATGGAGCTTGCAGATGAAATATATAAACAAGATTCTAATTTGATTGACCTAGGAGAGATAATAGAGTGCGAAACATCTCCTGCTATTGAGTATATGTGCAATGAAATTGAGGTTGGTTCTCCTAAACAGGATTACAGACATCCAAGCGGAACATTAGAATTTAACTCTACAAATAGATTTTCTTTACCGTTTACAAATATAAAGAACAAATTATCTTTAGTAACAAAATATAGAACAGATTGCTATGGAATGATTTTCCTTATGTTAGATTATAAAGGGCAATCAACAGAAGATAATAGTGGCGATAAAGAAACTTTCGTTGTTGATATAACAGACGAACAAGGTTCGGCATCTCAGGAGATTGAAACTTTTGAAAATATAACTGTAAACAATGCTCCTTTAAGTCCAATTATAAAATATCCTTTAACAGGAGATATTATAAATAATGATAAGCCTTTATTAAAAGGAGTTGGTATTCCTGGAACTGCTGTCAATATATATCAAAACACTGCTTTGGATGGCTCTACTATTGTTGGAGTTGATGGAACTTGGAGTTATCAAATATTAACATCTTTACCATCTTATAATCCTGGAATTTTTGATGGAGTTGCTGTTATACAAGCTACAAATACAGATTTATCTGCTGCCAATGATACTATACAATTAATAATTGATACAACAGTATCTGCTCAAACAGGTATAACTTATCCTAGAGCAAACGATAGCCTTTATAATAACTTACCATTAATTAAAGGTGTTGCTCCTGCTGGAACTAATATAGACATATATCTGGATGGAGTGTTTTTAGCTTCTACAGTAGCAGACAACTCTTGTAAATGGGAATATAAAGTTGTTACTCCAATAACAAATGCTACTCACACTTTAAATATAGGAGTCGGTTCAATCATTCCTTTTGAGGTAAACTCATTTGTTGAATTTCCACTAATAACTTATGTAGGCTCTGAACTTGATGGATTTCCGTTAGTTAATAATCTTCCTTTAATTAGAGGAGTGGCAAATCCAGGAACTAACGTTACTGTTTGGCTTAGTTATATAAGCTATGCTGCTTTAGGAACTGCATTGGCAGATGCTAATGGAAATTGGAGTTTGCAAGTTGTTCCTGTTATTTATGTAGACCCTATAACATCTTTACCAATAGTTTTAGCCCCTATTAAGAACGGTTTGAATATTATATCTACTTTACTTGATAATAATTCTGTTCAAATAACAGTAACTGGTTATAAGCTAAACAGACCTAATTACGATTCGATAACAGGTGTTATAGACAATACTGTTTTTAATACAAGGTTATCTCCAAAGAACATGATGCTTAATCATAAGTCACTTCTTTCGTCTATAATGAATAAGCAAAGAAATGAATTTATAGAGTTTCAGAAAGCAGGCATGAATGGTAATTTGCAAACTGTTTTAGGTTCAACTGTTGTTACTGAAAGAGCTGACATATTAGGCGCATCTTTAGGAGCTCCTTTAATGTTAATGGAAAGAGCAAATATAAAGTGTATAGCAAGAAAGACTTATGCACAGACTTTATATGACTTTAACAATGGAGGAGTTGTTGTTGGACAGTTCAAGGGAAAGCCTTTATACATGTTACCAATAGGTAATATGAAGATGAAGAGTATAATGGATGATGTTCAAGATTGGAGTCTTATAATAAGCCCATTGACAAGTTACATACAGTTATTAAATCTTTATAAAAATGGATTAACTATAAATCTTATGCAAAACGCTATATTTCATAGTGATAACAACTCACTACACTTTGTAGAGTATGGCTATACGCAGCCTGATAAATATAACTTTAAGTCTATTTATGACGACTGGTTTGATAACAGGAATGATGCTTGGATTTTTGGAGATACAAAATATGTCCAGAAGTTTCAACGTACAGAAATATTAAGAGACCAAGTTATAACAAACGGAATATCTGCAATGACATTGAGAATGTATAATTGCAGAGACGCAAGCATAGTTAATGTTTTTAATTATGACCCAGTAACTCCAGCTCCAATACCGTCTCCTGAAATAGTTTTAGAGGCTGTTATAGACCTTAGCACATGGGCTGTTGACGGAGAGCAATACTTCTTTGTACAAATGGTTGGAAGTACAATGATTGCAATATCTGAAAGAATACACGTTAAGAATAAGTGGGATGGAACTATATTAATTGAGTCAAATAACTCTTTAAATACACCTGGAGTTTTCTATTCAACCGGAATGAAAACTATTATAAGAGTTGAAGGTTTGGTTAAAAAACTACAACCTGATGCAAACATTGTAGTTGCAAAAGAAGAAAGCGGAGATAATAAAATGCTTTATTCTCAACTTGCTAAAAAGAGAATGGTTCGTTTTGGAACTGCAAGAGGATTACCTGATTATCTTGGAATCAAAGTTGCAGCAGCATTACTCAATGATAATTGCGTTATTGAGGGAAGCACATATACTATTAGCGAAGGTGAAGGTATAACTCCTTCAGACGATATAAATGGTGTTCCTTTATATTATTATGAAGTAATATTATCTTTAAAAGAGAATTCAAAAGGTAAAGTGTTTCCTGGAGTTCCCGGAGCTGACACTAGTGGCGTTATAATAGTCGTAGATGCAGAGGCTATTGGATTACCTGCTCATAGTCTTATTGATATTTCGGAGGGTTAGAAATGGATTGATTTTAAGCCGTTTTAAGCCGTTTTTATGACATATATATTACATAAAACGACCCATTAAAAAAGCATATTAAAACGACTCTTGAAGCTAAGAGGTGGCTTAGAGGCAATTTTTATAAACATATTTAATAGCAAAAAATTATGGCAACTGTTGTACTAGATGCGTACTCTAAGGCATATCCTTCTATAACAAATAGGATAAGAGCTTCTATAACTCTTTCCAATGATGTTGCCATTATAGACAGCATTATTGAAACTGGAGTTCACAATGCAAGAGTTTGGCATTTTCCTGGACTTCCAAGAAACAACTATTCTTTTTCATTGGATGAAATAGATGGAAGTGGAGTTCCAATAAACAACTTAGCATTGTTTGATGTAGTTCCAGGAACAATAGATGGAACTTTAGTTAGAGATGATGAACAAATACAAGTTGATACAACTACAGGATTTGATTCTGGATTATCATCTGTAACTTTTGACGGAACAGGTGGAAAGCCAAACTACATCGGATGGGAGATAGTTCCTTCTGAATTAGATGGTCGTGGTATATTAAAAGAAGGATTGGATTATACTTGGAATAAAACAACAGGAGAAATGGTTTGGTTACAGGTTGGAGACACTCTTCAAACTGGAACTTATTATAACATTCATTTCAATCCTATAATAAATCCGGCAGGAAATAGCGTTCCTACAATAAATGATTTCACAGCAAGGATTATTGTAGAAGATGATAACATACTTGTTGAAGATTTTGGAAACACTATAATAGTAGAGCCTTCTGGAGTTTATTTGGAATTGCAACTACCTGATATAACAACAGTTCCTCAAGGTAGAGCTCTTTCAATAGAAACAAAAGCTGCTTTAGGCTATTCTGTATCTTGTGTAAAAATTTTGAAAGAAGGAGCTACGACAATTAATTTCTTGAGGGGTAACCTTTTAATGATGAATAACGAAAGTTTACAGATATACAGGTTTAATAGAGGCGTTGGAGATGATGAATGGAGAGTTCGTTATCCATCTGGAAATTTTGCGACTGTAGGTCAATCTATTTCTGATGATTTCACTCAAGTTGGAGTTTTTTGTAAACAGCTTTTAGATGGTTCTATAAAAAACAAATATCAGTATGCAAGGATATATGAAGAAGTTGTTTTAAACCTTCCGGGAACACAAGTTGTTAACTATGACGACTGGGCTACTGGAAATAACAAATACTTTTTCTCATTAGCAAATTCTGCTAACCCTGCAAATGCTGATAAGTTTTATTTTCCAGATAGAAGAGGATTGTTTGAAAGAAATAATAACTCTGGAAAATCAGGAGATTACAGAGATGACCAAATAAAAGTTTCAAACTTACAAGTTACAATTCCTCAAGGTAATAGCTACACCGGCTCTGGTGGAACTGGAAGGTTTGGTCGTGGAAGTGTATCTCCTAATGATGTTATAATTTCAGTTGTTGGAACTTTAGGAACTGGTGATGAAACATCTCCAAAACAATACTTAATAAATAAATACTGTTTAATATGAAAAAAACAATTTTAGTAGCTTTATTATTTCTTCTTTGTGGGTCTGTATTTGGACAGATTTATTTGCCAATATATCCTAGAAGCTATGGTGTTAAAGAGAATAGAGCAAAAACTGATAGTGCTCAACACGTTCCAGAAAAAGATAGTTTATACAAGAACACTGTTGATACTAGTGCACAGGTATTTTACAATAGGCAAGACAGCTCTATATGGGCTTATTCAAAAGCAAGAGGTTTTTGGAAAATAGGAACTGGAGGCTCTAATATATGGGGAGGTATTACAGGTACATTATCAGATCAAACCGACTTGCAAGATTCTCTAAATACAAGGGTTAGAGGTTCAGGAACTTCTAATTACATTCCAAGATGGACAGGAACTAACACAATAGGAAATTCTACTTTACTGTATGATAATGATGTGAACGCTGGCACTACTAATAGATTTTTAGCACCGTCTATGGGTTCTGCTTCTACGAATAACCACTATACATTTTACTACGATGCGAATGAAGGACAAGGACCTGTATTTACTGGTACTGACGGTGGTGTTATTCAGTTTTTGAGATTAGCAGGATATAAGTATGTTCAAGATTATCCAACTTCCTCAAAAGGATTCTATGTCGGCACTTACTTAAATTCAACTTACAATTCATATATTCTTTTCAAGAGTATGGGTAATAGGATAATGATGAACACTCTTACTGATAGCTCTCATAAAACTGTCATACATGGTACATCTATCAAAATTGATGCTGATACAATTACTGTAAACAATATACCAGATGCAGTTGATATGACAAACAAGAAAGCTGTTGTATATGATGAGATTGATGAAAGATTATATGTAATAGAAGAAGACAGTGTAGGCGGAGCTTCAACCAGTGGGGTTACAGGAATTGGTAGTATCAATTCTGCAACAAAGAGCAGCAATGGGGCGGTTGTTGTTGGCAGCAATTTGATCATGCAGAATGCAGATGCAACCTACCCTGGGCTTATGTCTCCTGCTCATTATAATTTCCTAGATTCGGTACGAAGCGGACTGGTTGCAGATTCAAGTTATTTAGGTTTGGTTGCAGGTCCTGGTTCTTACGATAGCCTTTATGTTTACATTAAGCCTTACGGTGAATCAACTTGGGATAGTGCTTTTCAGATTTTGATTCCAAAATTAATTGTAGGCGGTAGTGGTATTACAGAATTAGGCAATACTGGTAATTTATGGCTTACATTATTAAATGATAGTACTTATGCTGCTGATTCTTCAACAATATCAGCTTATTTATTGAGGAGAAAAGACTCATTAACAGCAAGTAATCCTAATGGATATGTAACTAAAACAATACTTGCAGATAGTATATCTAATTTACAAGCTCAAATTACTACACTTGAAAATGGTTACGGAATAGCAAGAGAATGGATAATTGCTTGCAGTGATGAAACTACTGCAATTACAACAGGAACAGCAAAAGTTACTTTTAGAGTCCCTTATGAAGTAACTGTTCTTGGTGTAAGGGCTTCTGTTAATACAGTATCAAGTTCAGGAACGCCGACTGTAGATATTAATGAAAATGGAACTACAATTCTATCTACAAAACTAACAATAGATGCCAGTGAAAAAACGAGTGTAACTGCAGCAACAGCAGCAGTTATATCAGATTCAACTCTTGCAGACGATAGTGAAATAACTATTGACATTGATACGGCAGGAACAGGCACAAAAGGATTGAAGGTTATTATTTACTATAAAAGAAATGCACCATAATATGAGAATACTTATTTTATTATTGTTTTGTTCTTTGTCTGCTAAGGCACAGTACATTATAAACCCTTATGTATTTGGTACAACTTCTGGTTTCACTCCAGATACTGCCAGCTTCAATATGTCGCTTACGGCAATATCTGTTTCAGGATGGAATAATCTGTATGGAGACCCGGAAGACGATACGTTAAGTATTGTAGATGCAACTACAGGTATTGGTATCAGTACAAGAGCACCTTCAAGGTGGATAGGATTATCAGGAGCAGCAGCTTCGCAAACTGGAGGAGAAACAACGGCAAATCCTTCTTTTATATGGCCGTCAAACTTGGTTCTTACTTACCATTTCAGTAATGATATAGCAGTGGCCGATGGAGAAGAACAATATGAAGTGACCGGATTAGATGCACTTGGTTGGTACACTGTACAGATAATGGGTAGTCGGGACAATTCAGCAGTTTCACAGGCCAGTAGAAATTGTGATTACATCATAAAACACAATGGCACAAGGATAGTGAGTTCGCCTTTTAATGTTAAACAAAACACTGCTAATCTGTACGAGATTACCAATATTCAAGCGACAAGTGATGGAAAGATTTGGATTGGCGGGAAAGGCAGCAATAATGTTACCTCGTCAGTATATGCTTATTTCGGAGGAATCAGAATCATTCAACAAGAAGCAGAATTATAAATATGAAAACAAAATCAACCATAATCGCCTTACTGCTTTCAGTTGCCGCCTTTGGGCAGGTAGATGAAGCAGTAAAAACAGTAGTAACAAAAGAGATAAGAGATTTTAGTAAAACACTCGATAGTGTGTTAGTAGTAGAAAAGGACGCTATTGGCATATTCTACATTGATACCTTAATTGTACCAGATGGGAAATTAGTGCTTTTTGAATTGAGTTTAGCAGGTATTAGTACTGTCGGATTTTGTTCTGCTGTAAAGTATGTGGTGATTTCAAATAGTAATGGCAAATATACCATTTTGAGGAATCTTAACCCAATGTCGTATTCTGGTTATACTGGTAGTAAATGGGATGTATTATTGGTAAATGGTTTACCAGTTGTAAGAATTACTTCACCAGTTTTATCAACTTGGATTTATAAAAAATATTAATTATGAGAAAACTATTCACAATATTATCACTATTTTTATTTGCTGATGCGTTCAGTCAGAATAATGTGTACTACTTCAATGCTGCTGATGGCACAGCCAAAATGAGGTACGATACAACTATAAACGGGTGGAACGCAAGAATCATGAGAAAAGTCCACATTACTGATAGCGTAGAACTTTTAGGTGATGTGCCAGGTCTTGGTGAAGTTGGAACAGACACAGCAAAACTCAATGACAACGGGTATGGATACTGGATAAGTAATGGCCGGTGGGATGGAATGGTTATATACGATAGCAAAAATTATCATCCTGTAATTGCAGTATTACAACCCACAGCGGCATGGCCGTCAGAAACGACAACTGACAGTCGCATAGATGCAGTTATAAACCGTTGGCCTATTAAGAAACGGGCTGTCCACGTTTCTGGTCTTTCTATGGGTGGATGGACTTTTACAACTTACGTTACAGGAGATGCAGGTTCACCATATACAAGAGCCTTTAAAATAACTTCTGTAGTAGAAAGTGGTGGCGCAAAACCTGACGACAATTCTCCGTACCCTAATAAGTTTGACAATTTCTCTACATACGGTGCAAGAGGCACTGGTGGAAAATTACTTTGCTTTGAACAAAGACTTGACGATAGCCGGGATGGCCTTACAAGGGTAAACCGAATGAATACTATTGAAAGCGGGTCTTACTATATAGAAACAACTTTTGGGTCTGAAGGACACTCAAATTTTAATGACCACTATAATCCTAATACAACAAACTGGACAACTTCAAATTCTGAGGTAAGTAGCACTACTCCAGGTGGAATATCTCTTTCAATGGCTCAATGGCAAATTGCGCAAGGAGATACTACAACTTATGGATGGAGTGGCGGTGGAGGCGGTGGTTCTACAATAGTAGCCAATGCAGGTACAGATACATGGGTGGCGCTTGACCAACACGCTGCATCCAGGACTTTCAATTTAAGTGGAACATCGAGCAGCAGTGTAGGAACAGTTACTTATTTGTGGGAAGCGTTAGCAGGCAATCCGATGGCAACCACAATTACCAGTTCAACAGATAGTGCTACCACTGTAACTGGTGCAACTGTTGAAGGTTATTACGGGTATAAGTTCACTACAACAGACGACAATGGTAGTGATGCTGATACAGTGTATATACAGGTAAGAGATTTGATGAAGAAGAATGTAACTCCTTGCCGTTCCGGTGGTGGATTGAAATTCACAGTTACTACTTCTATAAGCGGAGTAAGTACTACTGATGTGTACTTGCAATACATTAACCGGGATTTAAAGTTTGGAGAACTAATACAAGGTGGTGATACTATTGTAGTTCCACGCAATCCGAATAATGGTGGCAAATGGAATGGAATTGAGTTGGGAGATTTTGGTGGAAACTTCGGTTGCCCTGTAACGATTATGAGTGATAGCGTTACTACTATTGGTGCAAGTTCTGGCTATTTCAGAATTGGAAACGCAGATTCAAATGTGGTAACTCATACAAGAATTGACGGCCTTGCAAACAGAGAAACTAAAGGCGTAGTGTACGGGTTCCAATGGGATAGAAACGATGCAGCCAATGAGGAAAATACTATTGGTTTGACTGCTAATCTAATTCACCACTTTGAGATTGGGGGATACTCGATGAAGAATTGCGGTGTAGGGATATTCATTAAAAAGAACTCAGATAGTACAAAACCATTTGGGATATACGACAACTTCAGGATGCACCGTATAAACCTACATGATTTATACCTGTTCAGAATCAATGGCGAAGGCTTTTATGTAGGCCATACAGATATTGCCGGTAATCTTCAGGAAGGTAACAGCGGCAGAACCATAATTGGGGATAGCCTGACAATGAGAAGGATAATAATTGACAGTACTAATTGGGATGGCTTACAAGTGTCCAATTTTGGTGAAGATTGCCAGGTTGATTCTATTGTTACCAACAGAACAGGCAGGGCGAATATTGGCGGTCAGCAATGGTCTGTATTTGTCGGTGGAAATACTCAAGCTACCATGCACGATATTGTAAGTGTCAATGCCACTGGCCCCATAGGAACGCTTGGAAAAGGATATATAGAAATCTACAACTGTATAGCAGATTCAGTTGATAATGGAGGCAGTGATGCTGATGCCATGTATGTGAATATGTCTTTGTCTGGAGTGTTATCACCTTACGATTCTCTCCGGGTGAATGCTCACAGTAATTATGTGGCACGGTTTAACAGGCACCCGATATTTTATGCAAACACTTCAGGAGCAATGAAGGTGAACAGTAGTTCTATTGTGAACAATGTCAGGGGAACTAATCTGGGCAGCTTTAGTAGCAATGTTACAGGAACTACAATTAGTGGTAATACCACCAACACCAGTTATGATATTGCAGCTAATTGGGGGAGTAATAAAACGTACCAGATGTATCAGTTATTAAGAAGCAGTGCGCCAGGTGCATTGATTTCTTTCTACGATGATACTACACCTGGTGGTGGCGGTGGTGAAGAACCATCACCAAACGGAAGAAGAAGAATAAGGAAAAGCTTAAAAACTATAAAATATAAATCATTTTAAATTTTTAACCAATGAACCAACAGCATCAGGTAGAAGTAACACAAGAAGATATAAGGGTAATAAAGCAGGAAGTTGAAAAACTTTCGTCAACATTAGATAAGGTTCATAACGCATTGGTAGGTAGTGAACTTGGTAAAGATGGTGGACTAATAGAAAGATTATCTATAGCTGAACACGACCTAGAAGGTATAAAAAAGAAAGTTGAAGATATTGAAATTGAAAGAGGAAAAGAAAGGCTAAAAACTGACATATATAGAAAGTTAACATTCTTCTTAACAGGAACATTAGTAGCTGCTATAATAGGAGCTATTGTAAAGAATTCTATGACTATTTTTAAACCATAAAAACTGAAAAAATGAACAAAGTAAAATCAGACTTCTTATTTAATCTCCTTGCGGAATTGCCGGTAGGAGTGTTGTTAGCAGGAATATTTTTTGCACTTTTAGGAGTGTATTACTCAAAACTTGTTTTTGCTGCAAAACGTGACCAGAATAAGCCTGGAACTCCTGACAAATGGGATTGGAGATATTTTATCAAAGATAATCTTATTCCATTTTTGAAGTCATCTTCATTAGTGCTTATAACAATCTTTATATCAATAAGATTTGTAGAGCAATTTACAGGTTCTGGATTAACTATGATTTATTGCTTCTTTGTTGGCCTTAGCTTAGACGAGGCCATTAACAGAATAAAAAACTATAAAAACAAATGAAGTTAATACTTTTCATGCTTGCCATTCTGATTACAGGATGCCAGTTCCAAAAAGAGTTTTCAAAAACCGAAAAAGCCAAAACAGAAGAGAAAAAGGATATTGAAACTAATATTTCAAAAGAAGAATCCTCAAAAACAAATGATTCTTCTTACGTCAGAAAAATGATTGAAATATTTTCAAAGGTAAAGAGAGGTGATACTGTTATAAACAATATTACTACGCCTGTTTATAATTACTATCCTGAAGTAAGGTATACTGAAGAGAGCGGAAAAGTAAGCAAAACAGAAGATGCAAACAAAAGCGATACTTCAAGCAAGGATAAATCAATTATAAAAGAAGATAAAACATCTGAACAAGATAGTAAATATAAGGGAGGTGTTTTATCTTTAGGCTCAATGATTGGACTTGGAATTCTTTTATTAATAATAGGGTATTTATTTTCTAAACTTAAAATTTCACTAAAATGAAACTAATGAAACAGTTATTGCCGTCTTTTATAGCTTATGTAGCTATAGTTATTTACTTTACAGTTGCGATTGGCAACATAAAGTCTGGAAAGAAGTTTAACGTAAGGTATTCTCCAGCAGTAGAGCAAACAGTAAGTCCTGACGGAACTTATGTAGCAGGCTCTCCTGAAATATACCATGTAGATATTTCAAAATCTCTTGCATGGGAGTTACACAAAGGATATGCAAAGCCTTTTGTAATAGTAGGAAAGATAATGTTATTCCTTCTTTTCGGATTGTTTTTACTTGCTGCATTTGAAAAACTGCCGGTTGGATTTAACTTTAATCTTGTAGCCTTTGTCTGGCTTGCGCTTATAGCGTCTTTATTATTTGCAGCATTTAGTTCTGCTTATGTATCTAACTTTATTGAGCTAAGCCCTGAACATTACGAGATATATAAGGACAATTTTGAAGAATTGTTCAGGAATAAAGAAAACTTTATAAGATAATGCTTATAGCTATAGGCATAATACTTCTTCTTATCGCCTTCTGTTTAGATATAGAAGACGATAAGAGGAAGTTTGAAAAAGAAGATTACTTCTTTAGCCATGACAAAGATTATTTATTAAGGCTTGCTCTTTGTTCTCCTGGTATAATCTTTCTTTGTTTTAATAAACAAGTTAATGATGTATTATTAACTGTTTTTCTAATTGGAAGTTTGTACTGGTTTTTCTTCGATGGAATTTATAACGTCTATGTTCTTAATAAAAAGTTTTTAAGAGTTTACGGAACAACAAGTAGATTAGATAAATTTCAACAAAGGATTGGATGGATTGCAAGTTTTATTTTAAAGTTTTCTCTTATAATAACATTGTCTTATTTTTTAATTAAGTAAAATGAAAAAAATGAAACTTCCACAAAACTTCAAATGGATTAATGATATAGGTCAACTTCCAGATATGATAATCCAAGCAATTCCTTTATTGGGGATTGCAGAAATAAAAGGGCAAAAGAGTAATCCTGCTATACTTAAATTTGCAGATGAATTGGGTGTAAGAAGTATATATACTAACGATGATACTTCATGGTGCGCCTTAGCTCATAACGCTATTGCATTGAGGGCAGGTAAAAAAGTTTTGGGTTATAAAGACAGATACGATATTCTTCGTGCATTGGCATTTAGAAAGAATGGAGTTGAAATCAATGTGAAGGATTGGAGAGTTATATTGCCAGGAAAAGAGATGTTTGGAGATACATTAATATTCAAACGTCCTGGCGGAGGTCATATAGGTTTTTACATTGGAGAGAGTGATACTCATTATTATGTAATGGGAGGAAATCAAAACAATATGTACTCTTTTACAAGGATAGCAAAGTACAGGTTAGCTTATGTTAGAAGACCTATGTATAACATTGCTACTCCAGAAAGTGTTAAAAAATACATTTTGAAAGATGATGGAGTTCCTATAACATCGAATGAGGCATAAATCCATTTTAACACCAGTTTAACAATCCGTTAACAAAATTTTAACGTTTTTCGTTGTATGTTTGCTATTCAATATTAATAACATGCAAACGATAACAAGTTTAGAGTTACAGATTATTGCATTAGAGAAAAACTATGCAAAGGCTGTTGCAGAACAAAATAAAAATGTCAACCTATTTGCACTTCAAAATTTAATAAAGAAGCGCAAAAAAGAACTTCAGGATTTGAAAAACCATGAGTGGTTGGCTCGTTAGTTTTCTGATTGCAGCTCTCTTGCCCCGTACTTGGATTGATTTCCGAGACGGGGATTAGAGTTACTAAAAAACCCGAAATTATGGCAGTAGTATTAAGTAACGCACAGCAATTAGAAATTAAGCGTAAAGAAAAGGAAAGAGAAGATGCAAAGCAAGCTGAGTTGGAGAAGCAAATGTTCTCAATGCCGGCATTAGTAGAAATGTCTGGATACAATGAGCAGATGCTTACTGTTTTACAAAAAACAGTTGCGAAAGGAACAACACCTGCCGAGTTTGCATATTTTCTTACAGTAGCAAAATCGTCTGGATTGAATCCTATTAATAAAGAGGTTTGGTGCTATAAAGACCACAAAGACAATGTTATTATCTTTACAGGTCGTGACGGATTCCTCAAGAGAAATAAGGATATGCAATCTTTTCTCGGAATGAGAAGTTCTGAAGTTTGTGAATATGATGAGTTTGAAATGGATATAATTGAAGGAACTGTTAAACATAAAATAACAAATAACAGAGGTAAAGTAATTGGTGCTTATGCAATAGTTGAGCATGAAGGAAAAATACCTGTAGTCACATATTTGGATTTTGATGAGTTTAATCTTGGACAAGCCAAATGGAAAACTGCTCCAAAAATGATGATTAAGAAATGCGCACAATCTCACGCATTGAAAGAAGCAGCAGGAATGACTGGTATTCAAGCTGAAGAATCGTGGAGTATAAAAGATAATATCGCATCTTCAAATGTTGAACAAAAGACAGAAGATGTTAACCATGAGGAAATTCGTTTAGAGGAGTTGATAAGAAATGCAAAAACTCCAGATGAATTAAAAAAGCATCTTAAGCATTGCGAAAATCCTGCGTTGATTGAGTTGTATGAAATGAGAATGAATGAACTTCAAAATAATTAATAAAGTGCATGTGGCGAGAGAACCTCTTCGTGGTTGACTAATCGCCTTGGCAAAGTAATACACGCCTATAATATTGAAAACCATACATGCACTTTATTTTTCTTATTAAGAACCTTTAAAATTAAGAATTATGCCATTAAAAGAAGTTGATTGGGATTCATTTGAGTTCCGTTGCCATTATTTCGGAGAGTTAATGACTCCAACTCGTGGAAAGTCAAACATTGACAAGTACAACGAAGCTAAAGATTTGTATGACTCTTTCATGAGTAAGTTAATGACTTCAGGTAAGAATCCAACAGAAGCTCAATTCTTGAGGATGAACAAACTTGAAAAGGAGATGGAAGCTGCAAAACTTATTAAAGACGTTCCAAATCTAAGCGGAACAGCTAAAAGACGTCTTGCTCAAATTTATACAGAGGAGACAACTGGTCGTAAAAAAGATATTCAAGGTATGCAGCTTGAAAAAGGATTATTGACAGAAGAAGAATCAATAACTGCTTATTCAAAGGCTACAAATACTTTTTATAAGAAAAATAAGGAACGTCTTTCTAATGGATATATCAATGGTGAGATAGATTTTGATGATGAAGAAGAAGATATGATTATTGATGCTAAATCTACTTGGGATATATTCACTTTCGACTCAAAGATGAATGGAATGAGTTTTATAAATGAGTGGCAAGGACATTGTTACATGTGGTTAAAGAACAGAAAAAAGTTTAGAATAGCTTTTGTATTGAATAATACTCCAGACGAATTGATAAAAAGAATGATTAAAAGTTTGGAATATAATTTCATTGGTAGTGCAGAAGAGCTTGAACAAGCAAAAGCAGAGTTGATAGATAGGCACACTTACAATGATTTGCCTGATGAAAGAAAAATACGTTTATTCGACTTACAACGTGATGAAAGTAAAATTGAGGCTGCAAAGTTAGCCATACCATATTTTAGAAATTATCTTAAAAACTTCGATAAAAAACCCGAAAATTATGACTTTGAAGATTAAAAAAGACGGAATCATTTACGCCTGTGAAGAAGGTCTTGAAGACCGTGCTATAGGAGCACTATTTCCTAATGCAACAGAAGAAGATGAACGCATAATTGAGTGCGGTTCAGAGGCTTTACCTGCAATAGAGAAGTTTGTTGAAGAGGTTAATTCTGGCAGCTTCAAACCTCGTTCAGTTGTAAAAGAGTTTGAACAACTTCTTTTGCGCCATGCAGTATAATGATGTCTATATATTAGACATTAACGAAGCAAGGTCTTCTTTAATATCCAAAGTCGTATTCGACTTTGAAAGGAAACTTTTATCTGTATATTTAAGATTTAAGACACACCCTTTAACTTACGATAACGTTCCTTTAAAAGAGTTTGAAAACCTTTGCTCTTCTGAATCCATTGGTAAGTATTACTTACATTATATAAAACCAAATTTTTCATTAACTAAATTAAGAAACATGGCACAAAGACCTAAGGGTATTAACATTGCTAAGGATGAAGTCAGGTGGATAGACATATCCATTGACGTACAGAAAATTATTAAGGATTGGCTGATTGCAGGAGAAAAAGGAACTTATCTCAATGTGAAATTGAGAATGTTACCTGATGGACAGGTTGACCAGTACGAATGTCTTGGATTCGTTACACAAACTGTTCCAAAAGAAGTTTATAATGCAGCCGAGGCTGAAAAGAAAGGAAGCGGAAGAGATATTAAAGCTCCTATCCTTGGAAATGCAAAAGAATTGCAATGGGGTGACAGAAATGAAGAAACAATTCCTGGCGGACTTCAGGGCTCTCCTTATAAAGAAGGAGAAGGTGGTGATAATTTACCGTTCTAAAGAAGGTTAGCCGTTACTTTACAATGGCTTGGTTTTCCCTATAAACATCGTGGAGGATGTAACAGATTGCAATCTGTCAGGTCGGTTCGAGTCCGGCATAGGGAGCAAAAATTTATAACATGAAAGTATTATGTATTCTTCCTGTTAAAACATCTAGTACAAAAGAGAAACCTATTGTACAAGTTGGTGAAACTTACAATGTTAAAGCTGTTTATGAAGATTCTGGAGAAGATTATTACGAACTTGATGAACATAAAGGTTATCAATATCACTCAAGATTATTTGCTCCACTTTCAGATATTGATGAAACTGAGATGACTCGTGACTACAGTCGTGTAGACGGTCATTTATGTAAAACGTTGAAAATCAAACATTTATAAAACGATTTTAAGCCGTTTTAAGCCGTTATATTTTTTTGCTTACAACGTTATCAAAATTATTTTTTATTCAACTCCTGTAGCTAAGAGATAGCTTAGAGGCAATTTTTTGTCATTACCAAAAATACCGATTAAATGATTTTTTACTCATTCTACACAGATAAATTTCGTGACCCAGAAAGTTTAGTTTATCGTACAGAAGATGGTTGGTCTCCACTCCAAATCAATATGAAGATGTTTCCTCAAAAAGAAGGTGAGGATGGCGCACAAAAAGACTTTTTCAGGTTACTAATGGATAATGAGGATTTTCGTATTGGAGAATACTTCGATACCGAAAAAAATAAAAAGAAAGTTTCTGAGAAGAAACAGCAAACAGAGAAACCTAACCGTGACGAAAGGTATAAGACAATTCCTACTGATTTTTCCATTGAATTAAATAAAGTATATAATCTGGACTGTCTGTTATTTATGAAACAGCTACCAAATAAGTATTTAGATTATATACTCACATCGCCACCTTATAATGCCGGTGAAAGAACTTCTCATGGAAAGAACAATGCAATCTACAAAGATGATACATCAATGTATAATTTCTTTGAGGATAAAATGCTTGACGATGAGTACGAGAAATGGATATTTGAAATAATAGATGAAGGATTAAGAGTTGTAAAGAAACATATATTCTTCAATATACAGATGTTGGGTAATAACAAAGAAACAATCTGTAAAATATTTGGTCGTTATGCCACAAAGATAAAAGATGTTATTATCTGGAACAAGACAATAGCATCCCCTCACATTGTGCCAGGAATAATGAACTCCGCTTTTGAATTTATTTTTATATTTAGTAATGATGAACCAGAAAAGAGAAAATTTTACGATGCCAACTTTCAGGGAAACTTCAGGAACGTAATTACTGGCGTCAATTCAAGTCAAAATAAGTACAGACATCTTAATAAAGCTACTTTCCCATTATATCTGCCAAGAACAATTATCCAAAAGTTTGGAAAACCTGGAGATATATGGTATGACCCTTTCTCCGGAACTGGAACTACGTTTCATGCTTGCTTGCTTGAAAGGAGAGACTTCCTTGGAACAGAAATAGACATTGACCAAGTTGAAAGCACAAACAAGCGGATTTTCCTTGAGGAAAGTGCTCAAAAATTAGATTTCGGAGATGGATTTGCAGACGAAAATAGAGAAGCGTTTGACGATGAAGATTTTTCAAATGAAGTTACAGTTATATCTGCAAAACAAGTTGATATGTTTAACCAACCTATAATTCTTGAAGAACCAAGTGATGAACTTCCATTTGGAGATTAACATATCTTTAACTTATTGTTAACTTTTCTTTAACACGAATATATTGATATATATATTACATTTGCAAAAATAAAAATATTAAGCATGGAGACAAGACAATATCAAGACGAGCAGTGCGCTGCAATAATTAAGGAGATAGAAACTTACAGAACAGTTTGTTGTCAGCTTCCAACAGGTGGAGGAAAAACAGTAGAATTTTCTGTAATTATAAAACGATTTCTTCAAAAATTAATAGATATTGAACATGGCCCTTGTCTAATATTAGTACATCGTGAGGAACTTCTAAATCAGACAGCAGCAGCTATTAAAGAAGTTCTTGGTTTTGACCCTTGCCTTATAACAAGTAGTACAAGCAGGTATTACATGGCAAGAGTTTATGTTGGTATGGTAGATAGCACACTACCAAGAATGCATCTCATGGTAACTCCGTCATTGATTATTATAGATGAGTGTCACATCAACTCATTTAATAAGATACATCGTGAGTTTCCTCAAACGAAAATATTGGGATTCTCAGCAACTCCTATTTCAGCGCAAAAGAAAGACCCATTAAAAAAGTATTACCAAAGAATAGTCTGTGGCCCTTCTATAAAATGGCTTATAAACGAAGGCTATCTTGCACAGAATATAACTCGTGCACCTAAAGGTTCTGTTGACCCAACTAATTTTAGTACGGATGCAAAGAGTGGTGATTACAATACTTTTCAGATGGCAACTGCTTATCGTATGGCTACTAACGTAACCAATGCAGTTAACCAGTATCATAAATATTGTTTAAGGAAAAAGACTCTTATATTTAATGTTAATATAGAACATAGTAAAGAGGTTGACTCTTGTTTCAATGCTTGCGGATATAAGTCAAGGCATTTGGATGCAAGTTCAAGCTCACGACCAAGTACTGTTATAAACCCTGAAACAGGTGTTGTTTTTGAAGATGAAAGAAAAGAGATTTTTCATTGGTTTAAGACAACTCCAAATGCAATCCTCAATAGTGTAATGATACCGACTATGGGTTTTGATGAACCTACAGTTGAAGCTATTATACTTAATTTTAGCACATTATCTTTGGCTAAGTTCATACAGTGTTGTGGTCGTGGTAGTCGTGTAGTAAACGAATACTTTATTGAGAAGTTTCATCATAAGTATCCTTATGAGCTTAAACTTAAAACGCATTTCACAATATTGGACTTGGGTAAGAATTGGGAAAGATTTGGTGATTGGAACGAAGAAAGAGATTGGGAAAGAATATTCTTATATCCCGATATGCCAGGAGAAGGTGTAGCACCTGTAAAGACGTGTCCATCATGTGAGGCTTTAGTTCATGCAGCAGTTAGAATTTGTCCTTTCTGTCAACATGAATTTAAGAAGAAAGAAGTTAAACAGCAAGACATTGAAGAGATGATATTGGTGACTAAGGGTATAACAAATATAGATGAACTTGTAGAGAAAAGCGAAAGAAAATATAAGTATTATGGAATGTTTGAGTTAGCTGTAGATATAGTTAATAATATGTTCTACATGCATGGAAAGACTCCATCTCAAACAATAGTTAATCGTTTCTTCAGAATGTATTATGCCTTGTGTTGTGAGTGGTATAAGAGAACATTAAGTGGAAAAGACGGAGAACTTGAGGATATATACGACTCAGGTTGGCATATAAGAAAAGCAAAGAATAACTTCAATGCTTTGATACAGAAAAAAAGTAAGGAGGCTGCAAACATATTAGAATCAAATCTAAAAGACTTGGTAACGTTAAACGAAGAAGAATATTCAAAGAAGATTAAGGAAAAGGAACAAAACTGGCTAGATTACAAAGCAACCAACTGGGCATAAATGAACATTAGTCTCTTTAAAAACGTATCTGAGGTTAAAAATCCAGAAATTATTGATTTAATAGAATATCTTCGCAATACAAAGGAAGGTGAATGGTATACTATTGTCACTAAATGTAGGTCAATAACCAACGAAGATGAAAGGAAATCCTTTAAGAAAACAATGCCTACAGCTTGTTTATCTGGGGAATTCTCATATCGTTCTGATAAGAATTTAGTATATCATAACTCTGTCCTTGCTATGGACTTGGATGATGTAGAAAACATACCTCTTGTAAGGCAACAGCTTGAACAAGATAAGTATGTTTTTTCTTGCTTTTTAAGTACAAGCGGAACTGGGTTTAGAGCTTTAATAAAGGTAGACCCTTTAAAGCACAACGAGGCTTTTAAAGGTGCTTTACAGTACTTTTGGAAAGAGTATGGAATATCATGTGACCCTAACAGTAGTATAAGCAAACCTTATATAGTTAGCTTTGACCCAGACCTTTATCTCCATGATGATATAGATGATGTTCCTATTTTCAAAAAGTATATAAAGGAAACTGTAATAAAAAACATTCCAGTTTATATACATAATAACGATGATTTTGAGAATGTATTTAAACAGATTATAGGTCGTAATATAGATATAACAGGTGGAAACTATGACGACTGGGTTAAACTTGCTTTTGGAATAGCCGAACAATTTGGAGAAGCCGGAAGAGAATATTTCCATGCTTTAAGTAGACCATACGAAAAGTATAAGTTTAAACAAGCCGACTATCAATACACTGCATGTTTAAGACAAACTGGTATTGGAGCAAAAGTTAATATCCGTAGTTTTTATTACTTAGCAAAAAGTCATGGAATAAATATAATTACAGAACGAACTAAAGAAGTTGTTCGTATAACTCGTAATTCAAAAAGAGCAGGATTAAATAAAGAACAAATATCAAAGAACCTCAAAGAGAAAGCTGGAATAGATGGTGTTGACTCGTTGATTGATAAGGTTTATGAATCAAATGAGAAAGAGGCTTTTGAAGATGATGCTGAAAGTATAATAGCTACTTTAGAGTTATTTATATCTAACAATTACCAATTAAGATTTAATGAGTTAAGCGGATTCTTTGAAAATCAAGGAGTTCAAATAACTCCAGTAGCTATGAACTCTATATTTATAGCTGCAAAGAAAATACTACCAAAACTGGATTACCAGTTAATGATAAGGCTTCTAAAATCAGATTTTATTGAGGTATATAATCCTCTATTTGAATTCTTTGGAAGCGATGGAATACCAGTTATACTTCCTGCAGTTCCAGACCCAGAGCCTAAAAAGTTTGAATCTCCATTAATTGATAAGTTAGCTGAGTCTATCGAAAATGACAACGAGGCTTTCACACGTTATTTCTTGAGGAAATGGCTTGTAAGTATTATATCTTCTGCTCATAAGGTTCACAGCCCACTATTGCTATGTTTACTTGGAACACAGGGAACTGGTAAAACCGAGTTTTTCCGTAGGCTAATGCCGAAAGAGCTTCAACAGTATTATGCTGAAAGCAAACTTGATAAAGAGAAAGATGATGAACTATTAATGACAGAGAATCTTCTTATTATGGATGATGAGTTAGGAGGTAAGAGTAAGCAAGATGCAATGAAACTAAAGAACATTACCTCAAAACAATGGTTTAGCTTAAGACGTCCTTATGGAGACCACAATGAAAAAATATTAAGGCTTGCCGTTCTTTGTGGAACAAGTAATTATAAAACAGTATACACAGACCCTACCGGAAACAGAAGGGTAATACCTATTGAAGTTAGAAATATTAATAAGAATTTATATAACTCTATAAACAAGAAAGATTTGTTTATGGAGATGTTCAGATTGTATAAAGAAGGTTTTGATTGGAGAATCGTTCACTCCGACTTAGCTTTATTAAATAAGGACGAAGATAAATATTCAATCGTGATTAAAGAAAGAGAAATTTTAATGAGA